TTTTCATTCTTAGGTCAAACTGCCAAAAAACTTATAGCTCCTACAGCATCTAGTGGGCTTTTTGGCATTTCCCCTGGAGCTTTGTTCTCTGGGGGTGCTTCCCTTCTTGGCGGATTATTAGGCAACGCTTCTAATTCTCGCCAAGCGGAACTCAACCGCAATTTCCAACAACTAAATTCAAATACCGCCTACCAACGTTCTACAGCCGATATGCGTGCTGCTGGCATCAATCCTATACTAGCCTACTCTCAAGGTGGCGCATCTACTCCTAGTGGCTCTACTGCTTCAGCTATGGACGCTTTAACTCCTGCCCTTTCTTCTGCTCGTTCTACTGCCCGAACACAACTCGAACTTGAAAACTTAAAGGAACAAAATGGACTTCTCATTGATCAACGCGGTCAAACGCAATCTCAAGAAACTCTTAATCGTCAACTTGTGCAAAAATCCATTGCCGATACTCTCTTATCTTCAAACTCTGCTGCTAAAGTTGCTTCGGAAACGCGACTAACTGATGCTGCTCTTGCTGGTGCTTTAAACGAGCAAGCTGCCGAACAATTTCTCGGCGAAACTGCTAAAACTCTTGGAAAAGCTGGCAACCTTCTAAAGGTTGGTAAAGATCTTTTCAAATCCCCTTCTAAAGGAATAACAATCAACAAATAAAGGAAATAAAATGGAAAACACTCTTAAATTAAAACGTCCTCGCGTTCAAATATCTTTTGAAGGCGAACTCTCTCGTACAAAACAATCATTCAAGGACGAATGTGACATCAATCAAATCGTCCCAAAAATCCAATCTGGTGAAATCATCAATCATGTCAATGCTCACGCTGGTCAATATGCGGACCTAACCTCTTACGGAAACTCTTACCACGAAAACCTTAACGCAATACTCTCTGCTCAAAACGCCTTCATGGCACTCCCTTCCGACGTTAGAAAACGCTTCCACAATGACCCAGGCGAACTTCTTGACTTTGTCAATGATGACTCAAACTATAACGAAGCCCTAAAACTTGGCATCGTAGAAGCAAAACCCGTCGCGCCTATACAAACGGCAAGCGACGTGGTTGAAGCGCCTTCACCACTCTCTAAGGCTATCTCTGATACGCCTTCGGGTGCATCGTCTTAGAGGCACCGCACAGTTACCTACTTGATGTAACTGTGCGGACTGACAGCGTCAGTCCCTAAAACACTAAAACTACCTCGTCGTCAATTACATTGATGACGAAACAAAACTTTAACATATAGGCTCTAAAATGAAAAAACGCTCAAAAATAAATTACAATAAAAGCAAACGCTCCTTCTCTCGTGCTTCTGGCACTCACGGTAAAAATATCATGCGTGGCACACCTATGAGAGGCGGAATACGCCTATAAACCGACTCAAACCATAAAAGGAGATAGTTATGGCTTGTTTCTCACCACTCAAAGCGTATCAACTATGGAACCCCTTGGGTTCCGAAAAATCGCCTATATCATTCAAAAACAATGGCGGTACGCCAATTCAACTGCCCTGCGGTCAATGCGTCGGCTGTAGGCTCGAACGCTCCCGCCAATGGGCTATAAGATGCACTCACGAGGCATCTCTCTACAAAAGCAACTGCTTTATTACACTAACTTACAATAACGAAAATCTACCAAGCGACCACTCTTTGGATAAAACACATTTCCAAAAGTTCATGAAACGACTTCGTTTTCGCTTCGGCCCGAATATTCGCTTTTTCCACTGCGGGGAATACGGCGAAAAATTCGGACGCCCTCACTATCACGCTTGCTTATTCAACTTCGATTTTCCGGATAAAAAACCATGGAAAACTTCCTCTGCATCAACCGAAAACATGATGTACACATCTGAAATCTTAAACGAGCTATGGCCTTACGGCTTCTCGTCAATCGGTTCAGTAACCTTCCAATCTGCGGCATATGTTGCCCGCTATATAATGAAAAAAGTTACTGGCAAAAATGCACACCTACACTATGAAACTACCGACGACTATGGCGTCGTAACTTATCGGACCCCTGAATATACTACAATGTCCCGACGCCCTGGCATCGGCAAAGGCTGGTTCGATAAATACTCCTCTGACGTCTATCCCGACGACTTTGTCGTCATGAACCAAAAAAAAATGCGCCCCCCCCGCTACTATGATAATCAATTCGAAGTGACAAATCCGTCACTACATTCTGAAATAAAAGCAGAAAGAGAATTAAAAGCATCAAAACAAGTTGACAATAACACCCCTGAACGACTTATAGTAAGAGAGAAGGTTCAACTTTCTAAACTTAAACAATTAACCCGACCTGTCGGATAACCCATAATGGAGATATTATGATAAAAAAAATCTTTGCACTACGCGACCAAAAAATTGAAACATTTAATCAACCAATTTTTCTTCATACTCAAGGCGAAGCTATTCGCACTCTGACTGATGAAACTAAAAATGCGCAATCACTATTCAACAAACACGCTACCGACTTCGATTTATACGAACTCGGAACTTATGACGACCAAAACGCGTCATTCACATTACATCCGCAACCACTACTTGTTATAAATATCGGTTCTCTTGTAACCGAATAACCCGCAACCATGAGGCTAAAATGTCAAATCTACCATCAGTAATGAAACATCAATTCAGCCGCGTCCCTCAGGCTGAAATTCAACGCTCATCTTTTGACCGCTCTCATGGTTACAAAACTACTTTCGACGCTGGTTACCTGATACCAGTTTTCGTCGACGAGGCATTACCTGGCGATACGTTCAATTTAAACATGAACGTTTTCGCCCGCCTCGCAACACCACTATTTCCAATCATGGACAATATGTTCCTTGACTCCTTCTTCTTCGCTGTGCCTTATCGCTTAGTATGGGATAACTGGCAAAAATTCAATGGCGAACAAACTAACCCTGAAGATACTACCGATTATGTCGTTCCTACTATGACCGCTGGCCCTGGTGGCTATCAAAATAGCGATATTCACGACTATTTCGGTCTTCCTACTCTAATAACTGGAGTTGAAAACTCTGCTCTATGGCATCGCGCATATAACCTTATCTGGAATGAATGGTTTCGCGACCAAAATCTACAAAATTCTGTAACTGTCCCAACTGGCGACGGACCTGACGGTCCTGGCACTTACACAATCTTACGTCGTGGCAAAAGACACGACTACTTCACTTCCTGCTTACCTTGGCCACAAAAAGGCCCTGCGGTTTCTTTACCGCTAACTGGTAACGCTCCTGTTACTGGACTTGGTACAGTAAACCAATCTTATACAGCATCAGGCGTCAACGTATATGAAACTAATGCTACTTCCACAGTTTCTTATGCCAATGCTAAAGGCATTTGGGACCCTGCTACTTCTAATCAAGTCTACGCCAAAGGCGATGCTGCATCTTCTGGCAAATTACAAATATTTGCCGACTTATCAGCGGTAACCGCTGCAACTATAAACGAACTCCGCCAAGCGTTTCAAATACAAAAATTCTATGAACGCGACGCAAGAGGCGGAACTCGTTATACTGAAATTATTCGCTCTCACTTTGGCGTAATTTCCCCTGACGCTCGTCTACAACGTCCTGAATATCTTGGCGGTGGTAACTCGCCTGTAAATATTCACCCTGTAACACAAACCTTTAACGATATTGCAACTTCTAATCCACTTGGTAAAGTTGCTGGTTTTGGTACTATCCGCGCTAGCGGTCATGGATTTACAAAATCCTTTACAGAACATTGCCTACTAATTGGCATGGTCTCTCTACGCGCCGACCTTAACTATCAACAAGGTCTTAACCGCATGTGGTCGCGCTCAACTCGCTTTGATTTCTACTGGCCAGCTTTCTCGCATCTTGGCGAACAAGCTGTACTTAACAAAGAAATCTATGCTCAAGGCACCTCTGCCGATGAACAAGTATTTGGATATCAAGAACGATATGCCGAATACCGCTATAAACCTTCGGTAATTACTGGACAATTTCGCTCAAACTTTACTACTCCTCTAGATGCTTGGCATCTAGCGCAAGACTTTGCGTCTTTACCTGTACTTAACTCAACTTTCATTCAGGAAAACCCACCAGTTGACCGCGTAATCGCGGTTCCTGATGAACCTCATGTAATATTCGACTCTTACTTTAATCTAAAATGCGCCCGCCCAATGCCGGTTTACTCCGTACCCGGCCTAATCGATCACTTTTAGGAACTAAAATGTATGAAACTATTGCTGGAGCACCTGATTATGTGGCCAATTTGCCTTATCTTGTATGCGGTGTTATTCTCATACTTTGGCTAACACGAGGCAAATAAAATGGGACTATTTTCATTCTTAGGTCAAACTGCCAAAAAACTTATAGCTCCTACAGCATCTAGTGGGCTTTTTGGCATTTCCCCTGGAGCTTTGTTCTCTGGGGGTGCTTCCCTTCTTGGCGGATTATTAG